AATAACATACGGATTTCTTTGTTATGAGATGGAATATTTTGAATGTTGATACCTGAGATTTCAACTGGCTTATCACCATCTAAGAATTTCCATTTACCGCCAGAACTATAACGTCCTGTGTCAGTTCCCATTGAATTAAGTTTAAATCTAATACGATGGTCTGGCCAATGCTTTGCTAATTCAGGAATAACATCGATATATGTAGAAATTAATTTAACGATACCTCTTCTTTGGACGATTAATTTACAAATAGAATAATCAGTTTGTTCTGCTAATGCAACTAATTCGTCTTCACCAGTAGCTCTTGGTTTAGCTTTATTAACTACTGGACATTTTAAGACATCATAGAAAAGAATAGCTAATTGAGTTGGAGAAGCCATATTAATAACATCTGGAAGTTGCGCTGTCTTAGGTTTTGTTTCCTTATAACGTCTGCCTTCTTCGTCGACAAGGTTATAAGTATCTTCTTGTTTTTCCAAAGACATCTTAGACTTCTTAGGACAATACATTCTTGTCTTTTCATTAGCTTCTGGAGTTAATCTCCAAGCTTCAATTCTATCTTTAAGAGTATCTAACTCTTGATTAATTTTTTCGTCTAATTCTTGTAATTGTTTATTATATTTTTCTTTTAATCTTTCGCCGAACTCAAGGTCAACGGCGACACCTCTAAGCTCCATCTTAGCTGTAACTTCAACAATTGGGTTCTCAATGTTTTGGAAAAGTTTTAAAACTTTCTCATTACCTGCTTGTTGGAAGTAAGGAAGTTCCCAAAGATAAACCTTATCGGTCATCATTGAGTCAGTTGCAGCGTATAAAGCAAAGATTTCTGGGTCTACATAAATATAAGGAATATTTTCGAAGAGGCTTTCGATGTCATACTTAGCTTGTGTTGGATCAATTTCTGTTGTATAAATCCACTTTAAGCTTGTAGACTTTTCACTATATTTATTTTCATCAATTAATCTTGCGCCAATAATTGTGTCCCAGTCAGGTGGGATAGCAATTCCGCAAGTTTCAAGAAGAACTTCAAAGTCAAACTTGCCGTTGTGCATTATAATAAAAATATCACTATCTAAAATCCTTTGAAGTTGTTCTTTACAGTCTTCCTCAGTCATTTGCCAAGGTAATCTGATGCCTGTATCAACATCAACATGATTTACTGGAATATAGGCTTGCTTTTCACCTGGAACATATAAACAAAGACCAACAATCTTACAAGTTGCTGGGTCAGTGGAGTTATTAGTTTCAGTATCGATGTCTATTCGTCCAGCTTTAATTGCTTTATCAATATAAGCAGAAAAGTCCTCTTTTGTTTTAATAACGACAGTGTTTTCCTTCTGTCTTCCTAAAATCTTGAGGACTTTTTCTGTAATAATAGCAAGACGTTCTTTAATGGAAAGCTCTTTGGAGGCCAAAAGTTTTTCAGTATTGACTTCAGCAGTTTTAACTGATTCAACTTTCTTTACTAACTTTTTAACTGCTGACTTAGCGGTTAAATCGATATTAAATTCTTCTCCAAAAAGTCCTTCCATTGACGTCTCCTTTACTTTATATATTGATTAATTAAAATGAAAATCCGGCAAAGTTTCTAGCTGGTTTTTCTTCAGCTGGTTTTTCTTCAGTGGTTGTAGCAGTTGCTTTAGCAGGTTCTGCAGTACCAATAGCTGTATGAGCTTCGACATTGTTTGTACCAATAGCTGTATGACCAACTGCTGGAGCTGGTTTTGGATCTAATGCAGCGTCCATCTCTGCTTCTTCTTTAGCGCTAGCAAAGACTGGATCACCACCAACTTTGATACCATTATCTAATGTTCTCATACCATCATCAGCTTTTTCAGCTTGAGGGAAGGAACCGTTAGCTAAGTAGTATTCTAAATCTTCTGCTGGTTTTTCCCAGTAGGAATGTTTATTGATATTGAAATTATCAAAAGCGCTGAAATCTGTAGAAACTAATTCTGGCTTATCATAAAGTGGAATGAAGTCTAAGGAATACTTAGTATCTTTACCAGAACCTTGACGTGTAACTTTGAAAACATGTTCTTTTAAGCTACCATAATCTTTTAACTTTGTTGCTAATTCTCTTGAGAAACCAGCAGGACGTTCCCAAACGACTGGTTGAGCAACACTCCAACTACCTGTTGCAGCGTCTTTATAAGCAACTAACATTTCAACATAAACTGTTTTAGCAGCTTTACCGACGACATCATGACCTTCAGCTGCAGCGCGGCAGAATGGGCAAGTATCGGAATAGGAACCAACTTCATTTAAGCAGCTAACTGGTGTAAAGCCTGTTCCGAGGCCTTCAAACTTTTTACCAAAAGCTGGTTTATGAACTGTTGCGAATTTTAAATCTTCAATTGTAGCAGCATTAATTCTGACGAGCGCTTCATCACCATTGCCTTTTAACTTGAAGAAACCGACTTTAACGGCGTTTGTAGATGGACCACTTTGGGCTTTTTCTACGACTTTTTGATAATCATTGTAATTAAATTGACTCACTGTAATCTTTCTCCTTTATCATTTAATCGAGTATCTTTATAATATATTATACGACCTACGCGGCTATGAATTTCTAGCCTCTTGAATAATTTTATCAAATTCTGGCTTTGTCAAGTCGTTAATATCCTTTTTTCCGTCTGGAAACTTAGTTTCAACAATAATAATTCGCTTTGTAAGCTTTCTTTTTAATGTTTCTGTGAAACGTCTTCCAGCCTCGTCATTATCAAACATAGCGTATAAAACCCTAATACAAGATTTATTTAGCTGTTCTATTTGATAATCAGAGATTTTACCGAATGTTGCTACTGTTGGATAACCATATTCCCAGCCAGTTAAGCAATCAAATGGTCCTTCTGTAATAACTGCTGTCTTAAAATTGTTTTTCATAACATAATCTAAGCAGTATACAGGCTTTTCGACATCTTTATCGAGATAAAATGTCTTAGTATCTATTGATCGTTTGGTCATCATCACTAGTCTACCATTAATATCATAGGCTGGGAAGATGATTTGACGATATTTTGGGTCATATTTTACCTTAAAAAGCTCGCAAATCTCTCTTGAAAGCTTCCTTTTTGCTAAATATGGACACCAAGATTGGTAGTTTTCGAGGATTTTTGGGTCCAAAAATTGCTTCTTTTGGGTCCTTTTTCCTATTTGTATTGGCTCATCCATTGCTACTGCGCTTGATACAATCTCGCCTCCAAAGGTCTTTAATAGCCAATCTTTAGCGTATTCTAAAGAGGAATCAAAGCATCCAGCAACAAACTTTAAGAATGAGCCTTTCATATCGCAGCCGAAGCAATGAAACACGCCATCTTTCTTTCTAATAAAGCAAGAGCCATGTTCTTCTTGACCACCGCTATGAAATGGGCAGCTTACGACGATATCGGTTGACTTATCTTGAATATCTTTTAACTTACCATTAGTTAAAACAATACGAAGTCTATCTAAGACTGTACTGATATCCGCATTAAGTATGAAATCGTTTGTAATTTTAACCATTATAATCCTGAATCGTCGTCGTCCTTAAATCCATCATTATCACAAACTTCTTCTGAATAATAGTTAGGATCGATTTTTTCATCTGGATTAAGAGGAATAAATCTACCTTCGTCGAAGTTTGCTTTATAAATAATCTTACCACTGCCGCCGTCTCTTGACTTGACAACATTTAAGATTAATTTATCATCTTTAACTTTTGTTTTGGCTTCATCTTCATAAGTTAAGTTTCTACTTAACATGATAATGCTTGTCGCATCTTGGCCAATTCTATCTGATAAACCAATTTGAGTGGTATCTTGTTCACCATTATCTGTCTTATCTCTGTTTAATTGAGAAACAGAAACAATTGGAATACCTTTCATAACTTGAAGATTTTTAATATCTTTTGAAATATTTGCAACCTTTTCTGGAACCGTCTTGCCGCCGCGTTCATCTTCCAATAAAGAATATTGGTCGATAAGCAACATATCAAGATGATATTTCTCAATAAAGGTTCTTAGAGCTGAAACAGTCGCTGGACCATTAATATCTTTTGGTGTTAAGATTTTAATATCGCCTGGGACGTAAGAATTAATATTATCTAAGTAATTCTTATAAGGAATTTGCATTGATGTATCAGTTCCTCTTGTAATAACTCTATTACTGATGTGTCCGATTAAGCTATCTAAACGATACGCAACCTTATCAAAGATCATTTCACCTGAATAAAGACCAACATTATAACCTAATTGAGCGCCACTTGCTGCAACTTTCAATAAGGTCCAAGATTTACCTATACCTGTTCTAGCAGCAATAACCATATTTTCATTTTCGGTATCAATGCCGCCAATTAATGCATCAAGTTCTGGAAAACCTGTTGGAATATAATATTTGTTGTGATTAACAACTCTGTCTAAATACTTATCATAACGGCTTGTATCTTCTTTAATACTTACACATGTCATAGCAGTATTAGGACGAGTAGTTGATACTCTTTCTTCGAGCATCTTGAATGCTTCTTTAGACTTACCACTTTCAACAAGCTTTTTAACTTCATTGAAGGTTGTTGCTAAGAAACTTTCTTCATAATCATTGAATAATTGTTCTAAGAGATATGAGTCTGGCTCATTAATGTCCATGATGTCAAAATCTGGGAAGACGTCAGCAAAAGTTAATCTATCTGGGACAGTTCCATATTTCTTATAGTGATTAACTATATAATTAAATTCATTTGGATATGTGAAGAAGAATTTATCTGACAAGTTATTAAGCTCGACGATTGAGAAATCCTTCGTTTGTAATAATTTATTAATTAGTTGAAATTGTGCTGTCATATTAGTCTCTTCCCTCACTGGTTGCAATTAAATTTAAGTGTCTCTTATCGATACCATGTAATTCGATATCGACTGAACGGTTAACAATTCTACTTGCTAGTCGTTCACCCATTGTTTTTTCTAAATCTCTTGCTCCGAGATTTGATGTAAAGACATTGGTTTTACCTTTTTCTATTCTCATGTTGATTAAGTTTAATAACTGATTAAGTTCAAACTCTGTACCAACTTTTGTAGCAATGTCATCCCAAACAACAATATCTGCTGTTAAGACACGAGCTTTGATAAACTCGACGTATTCACTTCTACCTGAGATACTATTTTTTAATTCAATTAAGAACCTTGGAACGCTGATAAATAAACCTTGACAACCAAAGTTTGACTCATACCAAATAGCATTAAAATAAGCTTGAATCATTCTGATCGCCCAGGAAGTTTTACCATTGCCGCAAGTATATGAGTGAATATATAAGTTTTGTCCTGTTTGAACAAAGTTCTTAATGTTCTTCTCAATATTTGCTAGCTGTAAAAACTCATTGTAGTCAGTTCCGTCTGCATCAGTATTTAATGTTCGTCTGACACGTTGGAGTTCTTCCAAGTTTGAGTTATCATAGAGACAGTCTAATCTGTATCTTCTCATACAGAAATCTTTATCACAGTCTCTACCATTACATTTATGTTTATATGGACAATTCTCGACCATTAACTGCCTCCTTCTTTAATTATTTGGTTCCTGTAGAACCTGCCCAACCTTCTCCTCTGGTTGTTTTTTCTTTATAAAATTCTAATGGTGTTTTATCTACAATTTCAAGTGGCTCTGTTGAGATTAAATGAGGAATAAATTGAATAACTTTTTGTCCGCATTCTATCTCTTGCCAGTCATCAGAAGTATTAATTAAATGGAAATGCCATTCACCTTGATAGGAGCAATCAATAACTGATGCGCCGAAAATTAATTTCTTCTTTGTAGCAATACCAGATTTATTATTTGCAATCAAAGCTAACTCAGGACCAAACTTACTTCTAATACCACTTGGGATAATAACATCTCTGTGAGGTCTAATGTGAATTTTTCCTGTATCAACTTCATAAACAACTGGGTTTGCGCAACCTTTGATTACTGCATCAGAAGTTGTAAACCAAGTAGCTGGGTTTTTATCTTTCATGTCTCTTTGAAATTCTTCAGTATTTTCTGGAATAAATAAATCAATTCCAGCATTTTCTTCGACAACCCTTATAGGGTCTTTAACATTTCTTGTTTTAATAAATTGCATTATCTACACCTCATAATATTATACAATAGCGATGCGCGTAAAATGAGTATAAAAATAAAATATCGTCCAATTTTTTCGGACGATATTCAACTTAAATATAGAAAATGTAAGGGTATTTTTTAGGTATCATTTACAGTATCTTTTAAGTTAAATATCGTTGATATTTTATCTTATAGAACGCTCAACGCGCTCACTTAATTTAGCCAATTATTCTTGCGGTAAATTAGCAAAATCTTGACATAATTGTTGATATTTTGGGCTTGCCCTTGTCTCATCAATTTTGTCTTTATAAACAGTAGGCATGTTTAGAACCCAGTCTTTACAATCTGCTAAGGAGGCAAATCTTAAGAGAGCTCCTTTGATAGGACAAGCAATCATTGGAATTGCTGTACCAGATTTGATATCAACAATTTTCCAACGAAGTTCTGGATATAAAGCTCTACCTTGCTCTTTATAAGCAAAGAGTTCATAACCAATTGCTGTTCCTGAAACTTTGACTGCTGCGTAGTGATGATCTTTTGCTTCTTCATCTCAAACACGAGTATAAATTCTAAATTCTTTTGCCATACTTAATTTAGCTTTCCTAATTCAATTAAATTATCTAAAACAGCAATTCGGGTCATAAGACCGACACCGCCAGGGACTGGACTTTGGAACTTAACATGTAAGTCTTTATCACAGTCTCCAGTAAGCTTTCCATCTTCACCAACATTGATGCCGACATCAAACACTATTGCGCGAGCTTTTAGTTTATATTTAGAAGTTAATGTATGTTGATGACCAGTAGCAACAACTATCAAGTCAGCGTGTTTCAAATAAAATGCTTTATCTGATTCACTTGTCTTTGAATGCAACACTGTGACATTCATACTTTCTTTGAGTAATAGTTGAGCCATTGGTTTACCAACAATATTTGAACGTCCAATAACTACAGCATTTTTTCCTTGGAAGTCATATTTCATATCTTTTAGATAATTGTAAATGCCAAGAGGAGTTGCTGGAACAGTTTTTGATAAAGGATGGAATCCATCAATATCTTTTTCAGGAGCAATAGCAAGTTTAACTTTTTCTTCAGAGATATGTTTTGGAAGAGGTAGCTGAACTAAATAACCTGTCAAATCTGGGTCAGCATTTAAGCCTTCCATTAAGTTTAATAATTCAACTTCAGTAGTTTCTTCCGGGAGATTAATAATTTCGCAATCAATGTTCACCTCAGCAGCATCCTTAGCTTTATTTCGAACATATCTGTCTGAGGCAGGAACATGTCCAATTTGAACAATAACCATCTTCAAATCAGGATGTGAATTTTTTAATTTTTCTTTCTTTTCTGCTACATATTCTTTAATTATTTGCATACTAATCTCCTTACCAACTAACTATAAAATTTGGATAATCTGGCCAGGCAACATTAACATTAAAGCCTTCAGAACTAATATAATCGCTAACGTCCCAAATAAGATATCTATTTCCATATTTATCTGGGATTCTAAAAATCATTTCTCTATTTCCGCGCTCCGCTTCCATTTTTATATAATGATGGAGCTCATCAATAAATTGTTCTCTTGTAGTTCTTGGGTCAACCCCAGCTAGTTGTCTTGCTTCTTTTGCTGTCATATTATTTCCTCTTTTTTTGATTATTTAGCCATTGATAAAACTCATTTGTTGCATCTCTGCAATAAAATGAGTCTGGCTTTGCAGTACAACCACTTGCGGTTTTATATCTGCAAAAATCACATTTAGTATATCTTTTACTAACCATACTAATTAAATTTATCTAAGCAGCGAGGTTCTTTTGGTAAACCTGGCATTAATAATAATTTGCCAGATAATGGAACAATTAAACCTGCGCCACTATATAATCGGATTTCTCTAATATGAATTGTAAATCCAGTTGGAGCTCCAAGAACTTTTGGATCATCTGTTAATGAGTTTGGAGTCTTACTGATACAAACAGGAAGATGACTATAACCCATATCAGTATATTTTCTCATTTGTTCTCTAGCTAAATCGGAATATTCAATTCGATCAGCACCATAAATATTATGACAGATAGTTCCAATCTTATCATCAATAGAGTAATTTCTGTAATCACCTTGAGGATAAAGTGGATATAATGGTTCAAAGTGGTCAGCTAATTCTGGGAAGACACTAACTGCTTCGCTATCTTGAACATTTAAGATGCCTTGGACAGTTCTTGCTAAACTGACAGCGCCATCGCCACCATCAAGAGCAGCAGTATTAATTGCCCAATTAATTTTATTTTCTTTACACCAAGCTCCAATAGCTTCTAATTCAGCATCAGTATCACTTGGGAAACGGTTAATAGCAACAACAACTGGGACACCATATCTTGTCATATTTTCATAATGCTTTTGTAAATTACAAATACCAGCTTTAACTGCTTCAACATTTTCTTTTTCTAAATCTTCAAATGCAACACCACCATGAAGCTTTAATGCTCTAGCAGTGGCAACTAAGACAATAACATTTGGATGAATTCCTGCTAATTGACATTTAATATCTAAGAACTTTTCAGCTCCGAGGTCTCCACCGAATCCGGCTTCTGTGACAACAACGTCAGATAATTTAAGCGCTAACTTTGTTGCATTGATAGAATTAACACCGATAGAGATATTAGCGAATGGTCCGCAATGCACTAAAACTGGATTTTCTTCAAGTGTTTGAACAACATTTGGATTCATTGCATTTCTCATCATTTTAAGAATTGCTTTACTACAATTGAATTGTCCAAAGTAAACTGGATTTCCATCATAGTCATAAGCAGCAATAATCTTATTAACTCTATCAATAAACTCTTCTTCGCTTTGAGAAATTGTTAAAATTGTCATAAGTTCAGAAGCAACTGTAATAACAAATTCTGAGTTATGATTTGATTTCTTGTCTCTTAATTTTTTAAGGTCTTCTTTAGTGCCGCCATTAAGAGATAATTTATCTAATTCAATATCTAAATTTCTGCCATCTAAATCAAAACCAGCGGTGCCATCAGCATTGACGCCGACACTTCTCAATGAACGGTCATTAACGTCAAGCGCACGTTTCCATTCAATTCTTCTTGGATCAATTCTTAATTCATTGCCTTGCCAAATATGGTTTTCGATAATGGCAGACATTAAATTAATAGTAGAAGTTAACGCATGAAAATCGCCTGTGAAATGTAAATTAATATCATCACTTGGAACAATAGTTGATTTTAAGGCACCAACTGCTCCACCCTTAATGCCCCAAACAGGGCCTAAAGATGGTTCTCTTAAACAAGCAAGAGAATTAACACCAATTCTACGTAAGCCATCGTGTAGGCCAATTGTAGTTGTAGTTTTGCCTTCACCGGCTTTTGTTGGAGTAATAGCTGTTACTAATACTAATTTACCGTCAGGTCTGTCTTTCAAAACCTCACGGTATTTATAGTCAATCTTAGCTTTATCCCAACCATAAGGTTGGACATATTCATTAGGTATACCTAATTCTTTAGTTAAATCTAAAATATTTTTCATTAATAATTTTTCTCCAGTTTATCTTTATTAACATTATACCAAGAAACAAAATCATCGAGAGAGTCAGAGCCATCTAATTGAGTTAATAATTTAACTAATAACTTTTCTGAGTCAACATGCATTGCTCTTTGACCTTCACACTTAGCTTTCCAATAATCTAATGGTGTATGAACTGTCCAAGCTTCTTTTGAATAAGCTTTACCAGCACCAACAAAGTCACAGAACATTTCAATAACTCTTTCATAAGGCATTTTAACGCACTTACAAATAATTGTAAAAGTTCCGTCGCCATTTGGCTTGGCTTCGTTGAAATCAGTCCAATATTCCCAGTGATGTAAATTACGTGCTTTGTGGTGAATCCAGCTTGGGCTATAGCCTAACTTAGCTCTTGCAATATCATGCGGGCTTTTTGTGCCATCAGCGTATTTATAAATTTCAAACTCATCTGGACTAAACTTACTTAAATCATGTTGCTCACCAAGTTCTGGAATTCCCATTTGATAACATAAATCTCTAACAACTTTAATATGATTATTTATAGTTTGAGTATGTAAGTCTCTTTTTTCTTTATCTGTCATTATTTAGTCTCCTGTTTAACTGTAGTAGCTGTCACCATATTTTTACCTTCTTGGGTAGGCGCGATAATAATATCATTTAAACCCTGCTCATAACAAATTTCTTTAAGTCTTTTGCACAAATTATAAACATCTTCTTTTGGCATTTTACCAACTTCAACATTTAAAATTACTACTTCACCAGGAGTATAAGTTTTAACTACTTTTTGAATAGTCATCTTTTGAACTTCTTCTTTAATAAATTCTTTAATTTGTTTATCTGTCATTATTAAGCTCCTTTACAACAGCATTAATTTCTTCTCTTAAATCTGTATACCAAGATTTTTTAAGTCTTTGTAATCTTAATTTAATATACTCAGTTTTTTCTGCCCAATCAGGCATTCCAACAATAATTCTATTAATTCTGTCTGGCCATAAATAAGAACCAAGCTCTATATTAGTAGTAAAAGCTGGATTATCTTTATCTCTTGGAATCCAGAATACTATTCTATCTGCTACATACATAGCATTGAGCTCCCAGTCAGTTTGGTGTTTTAACTCATCTTTAGCTTCTCTATCAAAGAGTGCATTTGTTGGGCTAAATACAATACCAATATAACCGGCTTCTTCTAAATACTTAAAAGCTTCATTTCGCCAGTCATTTTCATAATTTTTTCTTGGACATGGGCCTGCTAAAAAAATTGTAGGCAGCTCAGCAAAATTATAAGCTTCTTTTAATGGGTCAGTAAAACCGTTTTTATCTTTTGGAAAAATTTTAATCATTTGGGCTTTCAACTCTATCACCAAGTTCAAGCTCTTCCATTAAACGTTTTTCTTCAGCTTTTTCAACTGGATCGAGCTCTCTTGTTTCAGAAATACAAGCTAATTCCATTAAACGTCTGTGAACGTATTGTTTTCTGTTTGACATATTAGACCCTCGCAATAACATCTTGTAAAGCTTTAATTAAATTTGTTGAATCAACATCGAGACCATCAACTTCACTATCGGCAATAGCTTTTGCTAATGCGCCTAAAATTTGGCCTGCTTTTGTTAAAGCTTCCACTTCTTCCTTTGAAAATTCTGCAATTTTTTTGACTTCCATTTTATTTTATCCTTTCTATATAAATTGTAATAATACACCAATTAAAGCTGCTGCTATACAAAACATACAGGTAGTAGCAGCATTGCTTCTCATTTTAAGAGCAAGATTCAGCAATGTATCTTCGTCTTGTTCTAGTCCTTTTTCAACACAAGCATCATAAAATTCTTTAAAAGCTTTAGTAGATTTAGTAATGCTATAAGCGGAAAACCAAAAATACCCACTAACAAAGAATAAAATTACGCTTATAACAATAAGGATTACACCAATTAAATGCATTCTGCGTCCTCTCTAGTCCACTCTTGTAATATTATACCATTTTTTCTGAATAATTCTATTAAAGGTCCTCGTTCAGAACATGGATTATCGGGTTTTTCATGAACCAATAGGACTATTTTTGGTTCACCCTTATAGTGAGTTATCTTCCTAACATCTTCAGCAATGCGTTCAAACTCAGGAATTAGATAACCATTGAAGTCTATTTTATCTAAATGTCGCCTATATGCACTTAAAAATGCACACGCAGGCCATTTATTTTGGTACTCACAAGGCCTTCCAGAACACATTTCTTCTGGAGTTTCTTCCTCTGAGAGTAAAAAACTCTCTTCTTTTATACCAATAAGTAGGTTATTTTCATTAATATACTGACGCTTTCCATTGGCTGTATTAAGCCATTTTGGAGACCAAAATGAGGTATCTATCAAAATTAAGCTGTCATCAGTCATGAAACGGATATTTTGAAAGTAGGTTATATAATATTTATTTATCATTTCCAAATAAACTAAAAGTCACTTCGTCTGTTTCTAAATTTATAGAGTCAATATGAAGAAATACTCTGCCTGCTTCACGCAATCTTCGACTAAATACCTCTAATAATTCATTAAATTTATCGTTATTAATAAGATCTGCTACTTGTTCATTAACTATAAAGCTACCTGTTTTACCAGAATGCCAGTCAGAACCAATAAGTAAACTAGCATCATGAGCTTTTTGATTTTTTAACTCTTCTAAATCTTTAACTAGCTTTACATCTATACGAATAGTTTTACCATTAATGATAATATCATAGTCTGCTAATTTACCCGGGTCTCCATTATAACAATAGGCATCAAATGGGTCGAGACCAATACAAGAAATTCCTAACTCATTACAACTATCTTCAAAGATTGTTTGTTGAATATGACTATTAAGCTTTTTTTGTAATTTACTTTCATAAGACCCTTCCCAAATAGGTGATCCCATTGTCTGTAATAATTTTCCATGACCAACAGGAAGCTTACTATATTCTTCAATAGAGCTAATTATATTATCACAAAGAGGGCTTCTTTCATCAATCTGCCTAACACAAGTAATTTCGCCACCTATCTTTTCTGGAAGATATATGTCGAATTTAAATACAGTACCTCTAGCCTTAAAAATAATCCAAACCAAAAAAGTTTTTTGGCCATTTTCATTATAAAAAGTTCCAGCTATTATTGCTTTTTGTGATACAGCAGCATTGCCACTCATAAAAATATCTTTAGCTGCTTGCCAACCTTCTTCAGATAGTTCTTTTCTAGTATCTAATTTAGGGCATTTTGCCTTAGCTATATGATTTTGTAGCTTCTCTATTGGCCAATTAATTTGAGCCCACTGGGGTCGTAATGTTTCTATATTCATATTATATTATACTATTTTCTATTCCAAATTTGCTGGCTAATTGAATAACCATTTGTATACGCCATTCGGCAATCTAAGCCGTCATTCTTAAAATAAGGACTTGCGGCCATACATTGCCATTCTGGCATCTCACTGATATTAGGGAAGAAGGCAGTAGCTTCTGGGTCAATAGCGTCAACAAATGTAATATCTATTACTTGTGTGTAAGGGAGCATGCTAGCGTATAAACTCGCACCTCCGCAAATATATACATCTTCACTAGTAGCTAGCTTTTGAATAAAATCAAGCATTTGATCAAACTTACTAAAGGTAATTGCGCCTTCTAAACAATCAATTGAAGGAGCATCTGCCCATAAAACAACATTAACTCTATCTTTTAATGGTCTGTGTTTAAGCGACAAATATGTATTGTAACCAAATACACAGACTTTTCCAATAGTTTCACTTTTAAAATGTGCCATATCGGCGGGAATATTAAATAAAAGACCATTGGCTTTTCCAATACCAAAGTCTTTTGCACAACAAACAATAGCTTTAATCATCTTTTGGGTCCTCAAAACTTAAACTTTGACTGCAAATTTTTGACCAGGGAGTTTGTCTTTTTTCAGCTGCTTCAAAAGCTTTTTGTTCAGCTTCCATCTCAATTTTCATTTGTTCATCATCTAACTCAGCTTTCGACTTATCACCCGAGCTATAACCACCTGCAAAACCACAATGCGGGCATTTCCTACCAAGTCTAATATACTTTAAAGTAGAAGTATCAGCTGGGTTTGCTTGACTATAAGCAGCTTCACTTTCTAAAGCATAAAAAGTCTTACTGCAGCAAGGACATTGAATAGTAACAATTTTTTCACCTGTTTCTATTGCTAAGTTAGTAACTTCATCTAAGTTTCTTTCTAATTCTGTCATATTATTTTCCAATTAATTTTCTTAATTTTTCAGCACAGTCTTCACAAATGTGTCTTGGACTTTCATGTAAACCATTATGAATACTTGTATAAATAAGCGGAATCTCAAAAATTTCTCCGCAAATTTCACATTTAGAATAAGCTTTTACTTCTGGGTCTGCAATTTTAAGTGGTTCAGCTAAGGCGCCTTCTATTGAAATATGACCATTGTTATCCATAGTATAAGTAGCAGCACCTTCTTCAGTAATGCCTTCTTCATTAATAGAAATTGTTTCTTGTGTCCATTTAATTGGTGGTTCATATAAATCTTTATCTTCCTGACTTGGTGTTACCTGTTCATATGTGCCATCATACAGCTCATAAGTGAACATAGAGCTGCCAGTATTACAATATTTACAGTGCCAGCCATATTGTGGCGGGTAAGAAGTTAAAATTACTCCTGTATCAACAAGAGCCACTTTACCGCATTTTGGGCACTTAATATAAACTTTATTATTCACCCAAACATAATTATTAAAAGTATGATTTTTAATATCAACTGGTTTTACTTTTAATGTAGTTTTACCATCACCGGCATCAAATATATATTCTTTATCTGTCATTATTCAGCTACCTCAAACTTTTCTTCAAGCTTAGTTGCTTGATAATTTTCTAATTCAAAGTCTTCTTCTTTGAAATCATAGAAGTCTTTGACATTTGGATTTAATTTTAATGTTGGAGCATCATACTCTGGGTTTTCTAAGAGCTTTCTAACTACTTCAACATGTCTATCATAAATGTGTAAATTATGTACGATATGAACTAATGTTCCAACTTGATAACCACAAACTTGGGCTAACATATGCGTTAAAATTGCATATTCCATAGTATCCCAACCGCCTGAACTTGCAGCAGCAAGTAAGTCGCCAGAACGTTGAATAAGGGTGCAGTTTAATTTACCGTCAGTTACATCCCAAAGACTTTCATAAACACATGGAGGTAAAGCCATATCATGTAAATCTTCTGGGCACCACATGGTGACGATCATACGTCTATCCATAGGCTTATTCTTTAATAAATAAATTAAGTTATCAACTTGATCAAAATCGCCGTAAGAATAATGAGAAACCTTACCTAATTGATAACCATAGGTCTTACCAATAGTTCCATCAGGTCTTTCCCAAGCTCTCCAAATCGCGGCGCTAGGGCCTAATTCATTAACAACGTTGGATTTCTTCTGCCACATCCATAAAAGCTCTCTTACGACGCCTTTAAATGCTTGTTTTCTAAGTGTTAAAGCTGGAAACTCTTTTGATAAATCATATCTACGAACAACACAATGTGTTTTAATAGTATGAGCTGGTGTACCATCTTCCCAATGTGGTCTGACTTCATAGTCCTTATCATTAAAACCATTTGTTAATAATTCAATTGCTTCTGAAATAAAATATTTATCTGCTTGACTCATCAGTCTCTTCCTCCTGTATATAACGTCCTGACCATTTCCTTATCATTTCACAAAGAGTCTTAAGCTCTCCCTGTCTTTCTTTTGGCCAATCATATTTAGTAATCTTAGTAATAAGTCTATCTGCTGTGATAGATGCATAAGTATTAATATAAATTGGAAAGGGCAATTCAAACTCTTTTTGTTCAGACTCGAAAACAATTCTACTTATTTTCATCATCTAAAGCTTTCTTCATCTTATCTAAGATGCCTTCAACTAATTTTCTTGTGTTTTCATGAAGAACCATATCTTTATGCTTTGCATACCAGTCAAAGATTTCTCTTAAATTGCCTGTCTTATGAGAAAAACTCCACCAGTCAGCAATCATTTCATAGACATATTGTTCTGGCATTTCAAGAGCTTCTTCTGGTTCATCATCGTGTTTTAATACCCAGTATTGCCAATGATGAGGATTTGCATGAATATGATGAAGCCAAGCATAATTAAAGGCTTTTTCTACTTCTTTTGTTCTTTTACCATAGAAATAATCATCATAAGCTTTGTATTCCTCAGCTGTATATTTAGAAACATCGTGTAAACCAAATGAAATCTTTTCTGGAATAATTTGATGTTCATATAACCAGTCTGCTGCTTTTTGAACATTAGCAACATGAGTTGTAATATAACTTGTGTATTCTTGACTCATTATTTTTAACCTCTCTTATCAAACATATCATCATCTTCTAATAATGCTCTAAGTAACAAAAGATAATTAATATTATCTTGGATCTTTTCTTCCCAAAGTTCTTTAGAATATTTATGCTCACTTGCCACCATATCAGCTAAACTTTTAATATGCTTATACATAAACATATATAAAGTTCTTTCTGGAGATAGTTGAGTTAAATCATTACCTTGCTTAAAGAAAGATAATCTATCTTTATCTAAATTATACTCAGTTTGTTTAACACCTAAAGTGGCTTTACACTTTTCGAGCATTTCTTCAACAATTTTATTAAATTTTTCATGTGTCATAAAATATACCTCAATATATTATACAATATAAATTCTTGCCAGATTTTACTAATTTTCTTTCTAGATTATTATACGGCGAAGGACATTACAATTTGCTAAATTATACGAGAATTATTCAAAAGGAGTAATAGGTATGGCGCTTCCTCAAAAACATATTAAAACAATAAACCTTCCAAAAACTGTTGAGGGACAAACAGTTGAAGACCAATATGAAGTCGTCCCAGAGATGTTAACAAAGAATGGCTACGCTGCTGAGCTTCCTACTTTAACAGGAAACTCTACTTTAGTCATTACTTCTGACCTTGTTAATATCGAAAAAACTCCTTTAATTAGCGGAACTGCCTCCTCCAATGTTTCTTTAGACTCTCATAAAGTCTATGACTTTGGAACACTTAATCAAGCCATGACTATTACATTAACAGCAGGTCCTGCTGGTTATTGCGCGGAATATTATTTTAGATTTACTGCAGGCGCAAACGCAGCCATTACCCTTCCAAATGCCTGTGTTTATGGAGCAGGACAAGCTCCAACTCTTACTACAGGTCATACTTACGAATATAGCATTGTTGATAATTTAGTCGTAGTCGGCGAATTCTTCTAATATGAATCTAATCAGACGTCAATTATTAAAATTAATGCCAGTGGGTCATACCCTTGAAATCATTGCTGACAGTAGTTATGTTGGCAAGGTTTTTTATTGCACTTGTAAATATGATGGTCGAGTAGTTTCTGGTTCATGGATTATTTCATATGGCGACCAATTCGCGTCTATTAATGAAAATGGTAAAGTTACTATTTATGAAGACGTTCTTGGTGAAGATATTGAAATCACCTGTACTTATGAAGATTCTATTGCCGTTGTTGAAATTAATATTTCTTATGATAACCAATTAACTATTGAATGTGCCGACACAATTACAGGCACTTCTGGTAATGCTTTTGCAAGATATAATTCTACTGTTGTTACTCCTACTTGGTCTATTACTTCTGGTGGTGCTTATGCTTCTATTGATGCTACAGGCGCTATCACAATTACTGATTCAGGCCAAATAACTTTACAGGCTGTGTATACAACATATACTACTACTAAAACTATTAATGTTGTATACGACGCCGGAACTACTACTGAAACAACACTTGGTGATGATGGCTCAGTTACTACAGAAACAACTACTACAACAACTGATCCTGAAACCGGAGCTGTTACAGAAACAACTACTTCCCAAACAACAAATGAAGATGGCTCTACAAGTTCTACTTCTATTGAAACAACTACTAATGAAGATGGTTCGAGTTCAACTACTTCTACTACTACAAATTCTGATGGTTCAAGTAGTGAAACAACTTCTACTACCTCTGCTCCAGACCCAGAAACAGGTGCTGTCACAACCGAAACTAGCACTTCTACAACAAATGCTGACGGAACAAGTAGTGAAACAACTGCAACCATAGTTGAAAATGAAGATGGTTCAAGTGAGTCAAGTTCCGAAACTATTCACTATGATGAGAACGGCGACGTCGCAGGTTCCACCGAAAATACAACTACTGTTAATACAGATGGTTCCAGCACAAGTCAAACAAACAACTACGATGAAAACGGCGATCCGACATCAACAACAAATAATGATGTTGACGCATCTGGTAATAGTTCAACACAAGAAATTGAATATGATGATAATGGTGATCCTGTTGTCACCGAATATACTATCGATACTTCAGGCGGCAGCGGTGATGGTAAAGAGATTGAAGATGGTATCAATACTGAATACTATGCCTTCGACACAACTAGAGGCTTTATTTTAGACATTGACTTTGTTATTGACTTTGCTCATCAACCAGCAAACCAAAACGAAAATCACCATAATATTTTAACTGCAAAAAGAGCAAGCCCATCTCCTTGGTATGGCTTCCAAATTAGACAATCTGGCACCAATAAATACGTCCAATTAGGTACACAATTTGCAACAGGTAACAATACTAATACTACAATTAGCCCAATTGGTATGACTAATAATATTGCTGAATATATTTTACAAATTACTTATGATCCAACTCTTGCTTCAAATAATTTTATTTGTCGAGATTTAAAATCAGGCAATATTGTTTTTAGCGCAAGTAATAAATTCCCGGACATTGAAGCTCTTAAATACTTAAAAGTCTGCTTAGGCTACGCGATGGATGAAAATGGTGATCCGTATAGATATTCTAATATCGCTGTTAAAAACTTCTCCCTTGTTAAGTTATCTAATGTTCTCTCACCAAGTATTAGTAGTAATGGTCGTTATATTATTATTACTACAAATGAAACAGGTGCTACAACATATTATAGATTAAATCAATCTGGCAGTTTCCAAGAATATACTGGACAAATTGCTATGGTTAATGATACTACTGTTGAAGCTTATTCTATGTTAGATGGCTTCACAAGTGTAACTGTCTCAGAATATTGCACTTATACTGGTCTTAAAAAACCAACTATTTCTTGTGATGGCCAGCTAGTCACTATTACTTGTGATACAGTTGGCGCATCTATTCATTATAGACTAAATCAAACTGGTGAATATATTGTTTATAATGCTCCAATTACTATCTTTGAAGATACTATTGTTCAAGCTTATTCTGAATTAGGCGGCGACACAAGTGAAACAGTTAGAGTAGTTTGTGTTTATGATGATGCTCATAACTACGCGGAAGATTATTTAACATTTAAGATTACTTCTAACGGAACTGTTGTCTGGAAGTCTATTGGCTCAGGTATGGCTAAAACTATTCAATATAGTTTAAATGATGGCGCTTGAACCGATTTAGCTGCAACTGGTGGTGGTGCAACTATTACAGTTTATACAGGTGATGAAATTAGATTTAAGGGCTCAAATACTGCTTATGCGAAAGATAAGTCTAACTATTCTGGTTTTACTGGTGGCACTGCTACTTTTGACATTGAAGGTAATATCATGAGTTTAATTCATGGTGATAATTTCAGTGGCGAAACAGCTTTAACTGCTACCTATGCATTCTGCTCTATATTTAAACAAGCGGCAGTTGTTAATGCTGAAAACTTAATTTTACCTGCAACTACATTGACTAATTACTGCTACAGAGCTATGTTTAGTAAATGTCCTAACTTAGTAGTTGCTCCGGCTCTTCCAGCTACTACATTAACAACAGGTGTTTATTGGTATATGTTTGAAGAATGCCCAATTACAACTGCCCCTGTTCTTAATGCAACTACATTAACAACTGAATGTTATGGTCATATGTTTACTGGTTGCGGAAGCTTAAATTATATTAAATGTTTAGCAACAAGTATTAGTGCAAGTAAAGCTTTAGAAGGTTGGGTTACTAGTGTTGCCGGTGTCGGTACATTTGTCAAAGCTGATGGTATTGCTTGGTCTACTGGTGTTGCAGGCATTCCTTCTGGATGGACCACTTATGTTAATGGTCAAGAGCCAGAGCCAGAAGAGCAAGATGACGTCTGGAGAATTGGGGGTCAATCAGTTACATTACCTTATTCATTAAATGCTATTGACGGCCACTCATCTGGCTATGCTAAGGGAACTTATAACTTTGTTGTAACTACTACCTTAGATGCTGTTCAACCAACTTATTTACAATTTGAACATGCTGACCAATCTGCTGAAATCTATGTTAATAACTCCTTAGTTACTACACACTGGGGCGGTTATAACTCATTCACAGTAGATATTACTAATTATATTCATTTAGGGTCAAATAAAATTCAAGTTTCTATTTGTAATACAACAAGAAATACTCTCGCCCCTTGCGCTGGTGACTTTAACTTTAACGCAACTCTCGGCGATGTCTATTTAGTCTCAGGTGCTATTTTACCTGATACTATTTACGGCTATGATGGCTTCTGGATTAGCTCAGTTGTTTCTGATGCTGCCGCAGCTGTTACTGTTAAAACTACTGTTGCAAGTGAAGCCACTGTTGTATTGACTGTCTCAGACGGAACTTATACATATACTGATAGTCAAACAGATACTGGAGATATTACATTTAACTTTACTGTTAATAACCCGCATCTCTGGAACGGAAAATCTGACCCATATTTATATGATTTCACCTTAGAAATTTATGATGGCCAAGATTTATGTTTCACTTCTACAAGACCTTATGGCTTCAGATATTATAGTTATGTATTTAATAATACTTCTGTTATTCCAGGAGAAACATATACTGGCTTCTTACTTAACGGCGCGCCATATTTATTAAGGGGCGTTTGCATGCACCAAGACTTGGAATATAAAGCAAATGCTCTTACTTCTGCTGATATTGCCCATGACTTTGAAATTATTCAAGATTTAGGCTGTAATTTTATCCGAACTGCCCACTATCCGCATCCAAGAGAATTCTATGACTGATGTGATGAATTAGGCATTGTCGTTCAAACAGAAACTCCTTGGGTCAATAAAGCTCAATCTACTTACCCAACTGATTATTATGACCACTTAGGTAGTCAAGTTAGAGACATGGTTACTCAACATTATAACCACCCATCTATTATTTTCTGGGGTTTAGCAAACGAAATTACAACTGATGATAAAACCTTCGCAAAAACAAAAATTGAAGGATATAAAGCTATTATTAATACTTATGACACTTCAAGATATGTCGGCTATGTCGTCAGCCATAGCTATCCAAACGGCTTAGGCACATTCAATGACCCAGATGTTGACTATATTGGTCAAAACTTATATGTTGGTTGGTATATTGATACAAATACTAATAACCCATCTTCAAGAATTAATACTTGTTTAGGTTATGCTAATAATCATAATAAACCAATGGCTTTATCTGAATACGGCTGCGGTGGAACTCAACGTTGCCACTCTGTAGACTTTATGACAACTACTACAAGGGGCAACAATCCAAGACACGATATTGAATATAATATGTGATTACATGAAGGTCATATCGCGGCTATTAAGAATTATCCGCAACTTATCTATACATCACAATGGGTTTTATTTGATTTCGCGGTCACAAGTAGACAAGAAGGTTATACAATTTGTTTAGATGGTGAAAATACTTCTACAAATGAGGACTTAAAGAGACTAAATAATAAAGGTCTTGTTGAAAGAGATCACGTCACTAAGAAAGATACATATTATTTATATAAAGCTTGGTGAAACCCAACAAGTAAGTTCGTTCATATCTGTGGCAAAGAGTTTACACTTATTACTAGTAGACAAGTTAAATGTTATACTAATGATGGTGATACATTAGACCTCTATATTAATAACACTTTAACTGAGACCGCTGCTGTCTCTGATAACATTGCAATATTTACAGCAAGAACATTCTCGTCTGGCGACGTTATTAAGGTCCAAGGCGCGACGGTTTACGACACTTGAACAATTGCTTAGATAAAATAAAAAGAGCTCAAATCGAGCTCTTTTTTAATACTTTTTATTTTAATTAGGAAACAGTAACTGTTTCAGTTTTTTCTGTCTTTGTGAGTGTGACATCACCAGATGCAGAACCAGTTGAACTAATTGTAGCTTCAGTTCCTGAGAAGGTTGGTTGTGTAGAAGAAGCACTTGTAATTCCTGTAACAACTGTTGTGCTATCATATGTTGGAAGAGTAACAGAAGTTGGAGTATTAGCTTGGAAAGTATCAGCACCATGTGTAGCAGCTGTGAAACTATCAGAACCTTGTGTAAAGGAACCTTGTGTAAAGCTAATTGTTAAGACTTCACCGCTAACACTTGTTGTTAATGTTGGGGCAACAAATTGGTCTGTACCTTGTGTAAATGAACCGCCACTAAATGTTCCGCTTGTAAATGATGCGGCAGAACCAGCACTAACAGAACCATCAGTTAATTTAGTTGGAATAGAGCTTGTTGCTGGAGTAACTGTAATTGTTGGAGTAGAAACTGTGCCAGCAGGAGTATAAGTAGCAGAAGCAGAAACAGAACCATTTGAGAATGATGCACTATCAGCAGTTGTAAATGAAACTGAACCCGAAGCACTACTCTTATATGCTAATGAACCAAGTCCTTCAAAACTAACCTCAGTATCACCTAATTTTTCCCAAACATAACTTGGAGTAGAAGTATCACTAACATCAACTGTAACATATTCAGCATAAATTGTTTTATTATTAACTGTATGAGGAACTAAATAAATTTTACCTTGTGTACCTGACGCAGCAACTAATGAACCAACAATATCACTTGTGCCATCATTCCAAGTAACACCATAAGGCGTTTTATTTGCAGCAGTTGATTTAACAAAAGCCAATGTTCCAGCAGATAATTGGCTAATTAAACCTCTGGCTTCTAAGTCTTTTAAATCATAAGTATTACCATCTGGTAAAGTAATTTGTGAAATATAAACTTTGTCTGACATAATTTTTTCCTCTTCTACTTAGTTAGTTTTAAGTTATAAGTTCCATCTGGAAGAACTTCAACTTCCGCAGAAACTTTATTGTTCCATTTTGTTCTATCAGATGAACTGACATGAGCAGAAGTATCTGTTATATGATTTTGTAGTTCATCTTCTAAATATTGAACTGAAGAACCTTGGAATAAAATTTGTTTTGTTGTAAATTCTCCAGTATTTTTATTTATATTTAACTCTGTCATATTACAACTTTGGCCTGCGCCAGTAGTTGTTGAGTTAATATACTTATAATTATCGCCTTCAATTCTTGCTAATCTATAGAATTTTCCATCTAAATATACAACAGAATTATTAGTGGCGAATAGTTTTTCTAGGTCTTCCTCTGGAATTTGACCAGAGACATCCTCAATGTCAATAACAACATCTTTTGGCTTGCCCCCTTCAGAAGAAGCAATCTTGCCATCAGCATAGCCGCGGGCTAAGATATAAGTGGTCATATCTATTGCCATACTATATCCTCCCTAACTACATGATTCCAAGTTGAATTTTTGTGATGTTTAACCATCTATCATTTTCTTCATCGTACATCCAGAGCATTGCAGTATCCATCTCTAAGAAGGTTGAGCCATTACCAAGTAATCTGTAATCTTTCTTTAATGGCTTTTTGTCAGTGCTAAGGCCACGGAGTTCGATGCAGCGTTCATTTACAGGACTAATCATATCTGCTCGCCCTCCTTACCTTGCCGCCTGAGCATTCCAAGCTCTTATCTCTGCTTGGAGGTCAGGGTCTTCTAGAGATCTACCAGAGGCAACAGCCATATACATTTTGTTATAGAAAAGAACAGCGGCATTTGATGGGTTATTATAAATCTGATTCCAGAGTTTAGTTAACTCATCTGCATGCTTTGCTGCATTACTATACATTTGATTTCATTCTTCTTGTGTATAGTTCTTTGCTATTTGATCACGTCTAAATTCTTGACCTTCTGCCATCTGATTACAACTTTCTCAAATAATTTAGCAAATATTTATCTGTCTTATATATTACATTTAACTATGTTAAAGTCTTTTAATTGGTCTTTAATTTGGTCTTCATAGTCTGAATTTATAAGTAAAAACTTTGCTCCCTTAAGACCTGAGCCAACAAGCTTCTCACCATAAACGCCATCTATTTCACAAATATGATATTCTTCTTCAAAAATATTTACTTTTAAATTAAGCATACTTTGGGTTAAGCATGCGCCCATATAAGTCTCAGTTAGACCATCTTCATTTGCCCATCAGCTTGCACAATCTACAATACACTCTTCAAAGTGAATAAACTGACTAATTAAAGTATTTGGCTTTGCTTCTTTAATTCTTGTAACATTATCTAAAAACTTTCTGTCAGCTGAGTGATTATGTTGTTCATTATAAATTAATAAACCAGAATAATGTTTATCATCTAATTTAATATCAGCACCTAAATCACAAGTGCTTGTATCAATTTTCCAGATACCTGGTTCATGTAAAATAGCTTTAAAATCCATTCTGCCGCAAGGAATTTGTAAATAATTATGTTCTACCCAATAGCCAAATTTTACTATTAAATTATCACTTAACTCTAAATTATTCCAATAACAAATAGTTTTTAAAATGGAGATAATAAAAGCAGCTGATGATGAAACACCTAAGCCACTTGGTAAATCATTAGAAATAGTAATATCACAGCCAGTATTTAATTTTAAGTTATTTCTTGCAAAGACATTAATACAGCCATCAACATAATCAGTCCAAGTATAACTTCTTTTTGACTGCGGTTGAAGGTTTACTTCATAATATGAAAATTCTTTGGAAGTAATAGAAAGTTTTTTATCTTCTCTTTTATTACTTTCAGCTATAATATATTTATCTATTGTAGAAGTAAGAACTGGTTCATTAATACAATCAAGGTAAGCACCAGCTCAATTAATACGATATGGAACTTTAATTTGCATATATTTATTATACAATAAATAAAGAAAAACTCCAAATTAGGAGTTATTCTTTAAGACTGCCATCAGCATTTATTATATCTGAGACATACTGTCCAGATTCTAAATAAATTTTTTGACAATCTACTTGATTAAGAGCTTCCATTTCAGTATCAAAAATTTGACTATACTCAGTAGCTCAGGTGCTATTTTGGTCTCGTTCAGAGAGTCTATTAATAATCTCATCTTTTATTTCTGGTTTTGGCATAATAATGCAATCTACAGGAATCTTAAATCTAACTAAAGCATTTGTAGCTCTGAAATTATTAATCATAATATTATAACCATGCGCCTTATAATACAAAACTATTCGACTAAAGATGGTTTCAGCAAAAGGTCCTGGAAAATATTCAGCTAATGCCCAGTCCAAATCTACTCAATTTAAATGTGTTTTACAGAAATCTGTTTTACCTGTACCAGATGTTGCGACATAAATTTTTGACATAATATTATTCTCCTACTTTGCTTTCTAAAACAGCTAATCTTGTTTCAAGATCTTCAATTTTTTTCTTTTGGTCTTTTAATGCAAGAAGAGCAACATAAGCTAACTTAGCATCTCAAACACCTAATTTATGCTCTACTTCTCCAGTTTCTTGGTTTGGTATTTCAGCATCTCTAATTAATGCATTACGATATCTTTCTGGTAAAGCTGCTTCTAAATCTTGTGCAATAACACCAATACCTATATTATGGTCTTCATCTGCCTTAAAACTAAACTCTACAATCTCTAACTTATCTAATAGACTATTAGTATCTAAAGTTGTAGGAGCAATATTTTCTTTAAGGCTTCTATCAGATGACATAGCATAGTATGAATTTCAGTTATTACTGTTAAACCAGGCTTCAGAGTGCGGACCACTTGCATTCTGATAAAGCGTTCCAGTAACAAATACATCACCTCTAATAACTACACCTGTATCATCAAAAGCATCTATAAATCTAGAGGCAACACAGCCATTTGGATAGAAGCATCAACCATAATAGTTTGCGGTATCTGCAGGATGTACTGAAGTTTGGGTACCAGGAATAAGAAGAATTGGAGCAGTCATACAAACTGGATTGCCATTTTTTGGCTGAATACCTAAGTCATTTGCAGACTCTCATAATGAACTTCCACTACTAGAAGAACCTGTAGCATCATCACGTCATGCTGGATTACCATCAGCATCAGTTTTTCAAACTTTATATGCAGCAGATGCACCTGGCGCAGAGACATAGCCAGCTTGTGTGACTGTATTTGCATTTCAGGTATTATTGTCTGTAGAACTAATTGTTATTTCACCATCAGCAGATTTTGTTACAGTTGTGCTACCTCCACCCTTAATACTTAAAGTAGAATTACCACTTTGATTAGCTGTAAATGAAACAGCGTCAGTAGTGCCAGCTTGAATTTTAAATGTACCATTATTAACTGTATAAGTAGAATTTTCCCATGGAACACTAACATATGCTTTACTATTTGAGTCTAATTGAACAGCATATTTTTTCGATTCACCTTCTGGTAATGTATAACCGAGTTTAATACCACCAAGTGCACTGTCGGTAGCAGCTGATAAAGAATAAGCATTTGCACTTTCTGCAATTCCGTCTAATTTTGTTTTATCAGCAGCAGACATTAGACCCGCAGCAGACTGTGTAGCATTGTTATAAGTGGTATCACTATCAGAAGGAAGAGTAATAGTTTTTGTAGAAGCAGCTGTTACACGTCCTTTAGCATCAACTGTAATATAAGGGACACTAAATGTTCCTTCATGACCTGGGCTAGCATCAGATGATGGACCATAACTATCAGCGCCAACGCCAGAATCAGCTAATCTACTAGCATTTAAAGTTCCAGATGAAATATTACTAGCATTTAAGCCTGTTAAACCAGAGCCATTACCTAAAAGTGTTCCGCCAACAGTTAAATTACCAGATATATTTTCATCATCTGTTACTCTTAATTTACCACGAACTATTGTACTATTTAAATCAGCCATAAAAGTTCTCCTAACATATTATACATTTTTTAATTTTTTTCTTAATTTTCTATTAACTTATTAATGCATACTGCACCAATTTTACTTAATTTTGCAGTTGATTGCCCTTCAATAACCTCATAAGTTGACACAAAATTACTCTTATCTATTGAGGTTTTTCCATAATTATAAGTGCTATCAACTTCTTCTATTCCAAGGCCAGTAAACCAAACTGTTGCATTACCAGAGGTATCAGTTCTATTAACCTGAACCCAGAAACCATAACTATCATTTTGTGCTGCGTACCTTGTATAAATATCAAAATGATGCCATTTACCATCCTTTAATACTTCTTCACTTGTTGTTGTTGCAGCAGGTGCCCCACCTCAACTAGTATCTCCTTTTTTACCATCTAAATATCAAGTAACTGGAGATCAGTTATTGCTGTGCCCTAAAATATTAATTAAAGTTCCAGAATGAAGCTGTGCATCAAATGAAATATGATAGTATTTTCCATATGTAAATAAGCTGTTTGCAAATTGGAATCCAGCTCAATGTCCACTAATTTGTATTATATTATTATCAATAAAAGATGCACCTGGAAAATTAGTGCTATTTAGGTCTAAAAATTTAAAAGTATTAGATGCCTCAATAGTATTTCCAGTAAATAAATTTGCACTTCTATCAATAGCAGCTTTTCTATTATATTCAGCCACTATATCAGCGCTAGATAAGGTAGTATTATATATTTTAATATCTCCAATTATTCCATGGAATGTATAACTTCCAGCACCACTTCCACCATAATAACAAATATTTAAATTACCGGGCCATGTCGATAAATTAACCCCAGTAAAAGCATAACAATGCCATGCATCATCAAGTAATGGATAATTATTGACTTCTCCATCTCTATATGCTGTGATACTTCCAGCACTATTATGATACCAGCCACCCCCAGAATTAACTGCAGCAAAATAATATGTTGTGCTTGTATCTTCTGCCAATAACATTTTAGGATATGCACTTGAACTTGGATATTTAGCTCAAATAATAACAGTCCCCGTAGTTAAAAAACTAAAGTTAGATGTTTTTATATATTGATTTGTTTCTAATAAACTTAAACCTAATTTACCTGGACCACCACTAGAGCTAACAGAAAGAGCATTGTTATAGAGATTGCCATTATAGCCATAACCACTGTTGTCTATTATCCTAGGCAGCTCAAAAACTTTTATATTAGTTATATAAATATTTCTTGATCTTACACCACTTGTAAAACCAGAGTCATCAAGAATCATTTTAGTTGCATCTGTTCATTGAGATGACTTATACTCAAATATTGCATAACAAAACCCATTTCTTAACCTTAATGTATCAGCATAACTTTGTGCACAAATTGGAAAATCTCAATAATCTGTGTAGCTAGAAAAACCACTTACGTCGCAGGTAATAACATAATATTTACCAAATGTCATTTCTTTATTAAAATGAACATAAAAATAAGTATCACCATCACTACCGCTTGTATGTAAAGAACTAGCATTATCTCGTACAACCCGGCCACCGACTGAAATGTCACTTACAAGATTGTCTGTTGGTTGATTAAAAATATCAGAGCAAACTGTTCTATTATTTTCTAAGTAACAACAAGTTACATAAACTTCATTGCCAGCAGTAACATAAATACCAACTAAATGATCATTTGTGCTACTCGGACTTGTTTTTTGTTTGATACCCTCAACTTTACAAAGGTAGAAACCATCTCCTAAAGATTCAATAGATGTTCAATGGCTATTTGGAACACTTCCATCAACTTGTCCATTTCAAGCTGGAAAACAAATACTGTCTGTAATTGGCTCACTATTTTTTGATTTAATAATTGCTTGGAATGAACGGTATCCCCCATCAAAGATGTTTTCATGATATAATAAATATGGATTGGTTGCTCCAGCACTATTACCAAACTTATGAGAATAATTACTAAAACCAGGGTAGATATATTTTTTATCGGTATTTTGAGCATAATACCCTTGATTACCAGTTGAACCCCACTGACCTCAGCCACCGCTTGAAGAAGATGTATCAAATGTTGGATATGGTTCTACATTCGCAAGTATATTTATATTTTGCTCAAAATTATAATGTAAAACTAAACCCTTTGAAATTTCTTTTACTTCTTTTTGGGATAATGCATGGTCATAAATACGAGCATCATTTAAATAACCCGCAATAAATTTTTCACCGCCAGCATTACCACCAATATAAATATATGCACTTGATAGTGCTGGAACATATGAAGTTGTACCGGTTTTAACTAAAGCACCATCAACATATAACTTTAAATTTGTTCCATCATATGTGCCACAAATATGATGTCAAATACCATCTTTAATTGCTGCACCTGAGTTAATATTTGTATTTGATGACCCATTAGAAACATTAAAATATGGAATACCAGAGCTATTTATATCAATACCTACTCTAATATTATTCCAACTTGTCCCAGAAGTTCCTAAAACAAATATTTGTGATCAAGTTGAATGACTTGTTGGAATTTTAGCTCAAATAGCAAGTGAGCAGCCATTAGAGCAAGATGATAAATCTAAAGCACTGCTATTTAAAATAGTAGAATTAAAATAATAACAGCTTCCAAGTTTTCCAGAACTATTAACAGTTGCACCATTATTAGTTAAAGATATAGCTGAAGTGCCTTGATCATTTAAATTACCGTTAAGAGGCCACCAATGTATTAAACTCATATATTCCTTTCTAATTTATATTATGAAAAGATAAAATCTAAGCAAGCTTCTGCAGAATTATATTGCATTGTGCAATTTTTAATTTGAACAGAAGCATCAGCATAAACTTGACCGCTACTATTTGCAGCAAATGCACTGCCGCTACTTCCAACTTCTAATCTATTATCACTTCTTATTAATGAACTTCCTGTATAAATACCAGAACTAAATCCACTATTTTCATTAATTCTTAGCCAACTATCACTGATATTAAATGCTCGTTTGCTATTCATATAGATATAAGAATTAGTACAGAGATTAATAATATCATTCGCATCATTTTGTTGACTAATACATAATTCTGTACCACCTGCAGCGCCACTTGTTTTTAAAGTGATAGAAGCAGCATCAGAACTATCAGAGGAGGATTCTACATATGGATTTCAATAGATACCACCAGAAGTAGATAAGTTCTTAATGTTAGTAGCAGTAACATCACTAGCAGTAATATTACCATTTGATAAGTCTAATTTAATTCTTGCTGTTCCAGAGCCAATAAATGAAATAGTATTAGGACCTTGATCATGTCTAATACCCCAAGGATTACTTGTTCCACCAAGAGTATCATAATAAATTCAGGTATCTCCAGCAGGTGAAGCATCGCCTCTGCCAGCTCCACTTTGTAATAAAGCATATCCAGGGCTAGCAGCATTATCATCACCAATTACATAACGAGCATTTGTTGCAGAACCAACACTTACATAAGCAGAATTATATGTTCTTAGATAAGAATCATTACCATTAGTTCCTCAAATTCTTGCAGGAGATGATGAGTTATTTTCATCGCCAGAAGATGAATTAATATATCCAGTTAAAAGATAACCATTACTATCTGTTCTAACAATCTTATCTGCTTCATTATTTCTTCCAGAATGTACATGAAGACCATCTACTTGATCAGCATTATCAGCATAAGCTACTCTACAGCCAGCATGAGCAGTATCACCATTATAACCATATAATACCCAGTATGTTCCATCATGGTAAGTTTGAACATTATAAGCACTATCATGGTCATTTCTATATAATTTTGTTACGCCAGGTCTATTAGCACTTGCTCTGTCTGCTTTTTCATCATAATTTGCAATACGAACTCATGATTGTCATGTACCACTATTTTTGCCACGAACAAATAAGCGACCATTTCGATAATCTTGTGCAATCTGTCCTACTCAACTATCACTATAAGATTGTACATATAATGCGCCATCACCAGTAGAAGCACCTAAGTCAGTAGATGGTCCGCCAGAGCTATAATAATAATGTCCATTTTTAACCGCATTATTAGCATTATGTTCAGCATTACTTTCATTTCCAGAATAGAAAGTAGTTCCATCAAAGTTATAAGTATGGTCTTCCCAAGGAACATTTACATATAATTTACCACTGCTAAGTCCTACCGCATAATTTCTATTAGTATTGTTGGTAGAAAAACCTAAGTGGTGTGTGCCTAAAAGTTCTGCACTTTCAGCCCAGGTTTCTCTTGCAGCAGCACTTCTCATAATATAAGCGCCAAGAGATTGTCTATTAACACCAATAGCAACACCACCACCAACATCACTACCACTATAGCAGTCCATAAATAATCAATCTTTATATTGACTATTACTGTTGACAGTAGTATTCATCATTAAGGCACCAACTTTATTTGTGCCAAAATAATTTGGATTTTGTTGACCGCCATTAGAGGTATAAGAACCAACAATAGTTGTATGGGTATGGTTACCAGCAGCAGCATCTGTCGCACCAGTACCTAGTGGTCTCCATGTATCAGTATCAGTATCATCTCGCCATCCTGGATTACCATTAGCATCACACTTCCAAACTTGATTAGCATTATTTGCTTTTGTTGGTGCTGCAACATAACCGGCAACACCGACAGCATTAGCAGTCCAAGTATTTGTTGAGCTAATTGTAATTTCACCAGCAGCAGTTTTAGTAACAGTTGTTGCACCACCAGCAGCTAATTTAAGAGAAGCATTTGCATTTTGAGCGAAAGATACTGCCTCAGTACCTGCGTTATCTGTAACTTTAAAAGTATAAGTATAATGATCATTATTATCTGTCCAAGGGACATTAACATAAGCTTTATTATTGCTATCTAAGACAACTGGATAATTTTTACCATTAGCACTATAGCCAAGTTTAATGCCACCTAAAGTGCCATCACCTGCAACTTTTAAATAATATTTAGTAATAGTTTCACTAATGCCACCTGTACCATAGCCACTACCAGTAGTAAGTGCTAAGCCATCACCAGCTTCATGGCTATGTGCTGTATTAGTATCTGTATAAGAAGAACTAATTGTAATTTCTCCAGAAGCTGCAGAAACAGTGACATTTGAGCCTGGTTTAATATTTAATGATTTATCTGAATCTTGGGTAAATTTAACAGCTTCTGTTCCATTACCTTTAATTTGGAAATACTTAGTATAATGAGTATCTTCATCATTATCAACCCAAGGAACATAAACACCTAATTTATCATTTTTATCTAACTGAACAGCATAGAATTTAGTGCTGCCACCAGCAGTGTATGTTGCAGCATTAGTTGACTTAGTTTCATCTACTAATGCAACTTTATAGTCATAAGTTCCACTGCCAGTTCCAGCTGAACCAGACCCAATTAAACCAACACCTGCACTATGTGAGTGTGAGGTATTTGTATTATCAGAAGCTGGTAACGTATAAGCAGTAACACCAGTAATATGTCCAGCAGCGTCAGCAGTAATTCCAGTTAAAACAACTGTAGAATTACGAGTAGCTGTGCCAGAAGATGTTACTGTTATTGCACTACCACCGCTTGGTGTATAGTGATTTCCAACAGCAGTAACACTTGTATCAGTATTATTATCTGTCCAAGGGACATTAACATAGGCGCTACCATCAGAGTTAGTTCTAACCCCATAATTTTTATTACTGCCAATTGTTACATTGTCAGTTGAAGCATTAACAGTGCTAACTTTAATACCGCCAATTTCATTAGTAGCTGCTTGCTTTAGTTCATAAGTAACTTTATCAGAGGAATTTATACCGCCAGTAGCAGAACCACTTGCAAATTTTAAACCAGTACCAACATCATGACTATGAGCAGTATTTTGTTCATCTGATGCTGGAATTTTAACTGTATGTTCAGAAATTTCAGTAACAATACCTTGAGCATTAACTCGGACATATGGAACTTTAAATGTAGAACCATAGCCTGGAGTTTGAGCAGAAGAATCACCATAAGCATTTGCTGTAACACCAGAAGCTCCTAATGTAACAGAATGTAAACCTGATGTAGTTTGGCTACTTGAAGCAGTAATATCAGTTGAACCATCAGCTTTTTTACCAGAAACAACAGTAACACCATGAGAATTGTGTGTATTAGCCCAATAACTACCTTGCATTACCCAGCCTGTTCCATTATAAACTAATGTAACATACATATTTGCAGCAATATGAGTTGTGCAATATTCACCCGTACGATAATAGATACGTTTTGCATCTAAGCTATTGACTTTTAAAGTACAGCCGTCAGCTGTTGCAGCATTAAATTTAACATTAATAGCAAGACCAGTGTAAAGAGCATCTACATCTGGAATAGATACAGTAAAAGCATTTGCTGTAGCAGAGGCAGTGTCATAAAACATTGTATCTTTACTATCAGCAGGTAATGCTATATCATAACTTGTTGAACCTATAGTAAGTTGATCTATTCTATCAGCCATAGTTTAAAGTCCTTTCTAATTCTTATCTAATCCTGTAACTATTGCATCACCTGTTGAAACATTGTCTAAGCCAAGTGAAACAGTTCCTGTTGGAACAACTTCATGAGAGTGTCCTTGAGAAGCAACAGTTTCAGTACCAACAGCAGAACCAGTAGAAGCAGTTAAATATTTAACTGTGTCTGTTCCGCTAGAAACACCTGTAATAACGCCAATTTTACCTGTTGCGGTATTTTCAGCAAGAGATAATGCAACGGTGCCAGCAGGAGTAACTGTATGAGTGTGTTCAGCAGTTGCAACTAAAGTACCACTATCACTTGGACTGCCAATAGATGGAGCAGCAATAAAGTATTGTGGAGTATGTGTAATGCTAGAGATAACTGAAACATTACCACCTGCATTATCATAGAGCGTAATATTACCTGTTGCAGTAACATTATGAGTATGAGAAGCTGGAGCAACATCTACACGAGATGCAGTTGCTTGTGTAGATAAGCCAGAACTACCTGTAAATGAGGCAGTCATTCATTTATTTGTAATATCAAAAGTACCACTTGTTAAGCTGCCAACAACTGTTGTTGTGCTACCACTACCAGTAGCAACAGTATTTGCAGTTCCACCTGTAAACTTTGGATGTAAGTATTTTGTTGTAACATCTCCATTACCAATAGCAGTAACTGCAGTAACTGTACCAGTATTAGCAGTTGATTTGCCATCAGATAAGGTAGAAGTATGATTTGGCGCTGCTTTTAATCTTGTAGTAACAGCAGACCATGAGCCACCAGAAACTTCATATTCTTGTAAATATTTAATACCATTAGCAGCTGTTTCATTAGAAATTAAACTTGGAGCGGTTCCAGCATTTAATGTAACACCAGTTGTTTTCTTATAACTATGTGTATGAGAATGAGAAGCAACAGTAGCAGATGCAGATTCATTACTAGCACCTTTATATGGAGCACCAGTATATTCAGTGCTTGGAGATAACGCTAAGCTACTATCATTCATAGCTGCAACATATGGGAAGTCAGATGAATTATTAGTATTGAAATTCATAGATGGAGCAGTACCATTATTTAAAGTAACACTAGAAGTCTTACTATATGTATGTGTATGAGTTGAAGAGCTTGTGCTTTCAATATAGTTCATATTTAATGCAGCAGCAGTATCAGAAGCTTGTGAACCTTTAATACTTAATGTTCTTCTTGCAGAAGTACCTGAGCCACTTGTAGATCTCTTCATTGTAAGATATTTTGTTTCACTACCAGTTAAAGTAGTAGCAGTTCCAGTAGCTGCAGTGTCATCATAGTTTACTGTTGCACTAGCTTTTGGAGTTGTGCCAGCGTTAAACTTCATATACTTAGGAGTATGTGTAGTATTTGAGCCAGTTAAACTATAAGTAGTATAACTATGTCTATGAGCAGTTGATGCAACAGCTTGTCCATTACCACTATCATTTTCTGTGTCTGTATCAGTATATGTTGGAGTTGCGCTACTTGCAGGAGTAGTTCCAGCACTCCAATGTAAATATTTAGTTGTTGGATCACCAGATGCCGCAGAGCCTGTAATATCTTTTGCAATAACAACCCCACCACTTTCGTTATCAATAGTTAAAGTAACGCTGGTAGTTTTATCATAAGTATGAGTATGACCACTTATAGCAGCAGTGCCAGTAGCAGTAGCTACGGGTAAAGTAACTGATTCAACAAATTCTACTGGATTATTAACATCAGAAGTATCTTTTGTGCTAGAAGATGTCGGGTCTAAATTAATAGAACCACTTGGAGTATAACTATGAACATGGTCTGCTTTTGCAACAGATGGAGTAGTAGCAGCAGTAGGTGCTTCATAATCAATACTATAAATATATTGAGGACCTGCGCCTTGAGTTGAAACACCCTCTAAAGAAACAGAACCTGCTGGGGTATAAGTATGTGTATGTGCACCTGTTGGAACTTCAACACCTGTATAGTTTTCTGGGTAATTTGGAGTAGTTGTAATAGCACTTGTACCACTAAATGTTCCAGATAAATTTTTAGAAGTTACTGTAATGTCTTCTAAATATTTAACACTTGCTGGAATTGATGTTGAATCACTAGCAGTAGCAGTGGCTAATGCGGCTTCTGCAGCTGCTTGTGTTGCACCAGTTTCAAAGCCAACAGAAATTGTATGAATGTGAGTACTACTAGCAACAGAAGTTGTTCCACCGCTATTTGGTGCAGTAACAGAAGTATTTGCACTATCACCTGTAAAAGCGGCACCAGCATATTGAGTTGTTCCAGATGCTCCACCAGAAGCTTCGATATAAGCAATACTTCCTTGAACATTACTATTATTTGAAGTAAGAGAAATACCATGAGTATGAGTAGATGAAGCAACAGTAGCTGTGCCACCAGAATGCTCATTTGCATCAGTAGTAGTATTTGTATTACCTGTAAAACTTGGGTGGGCATATTGAACTGTTCCACCTGTAACAACATCTCCTAAATTAACAACACCACCGGATTGACTCTTTGTATTACTATTCATTGTAATACTAGTAACGGTGCCTTCATTTGTTGTATAACCGCGAGTTGTTACATATTCCTCAGTAGCTAATTTCTTTCTTGTTGAATCACCTGGGTCACCAGAACCAACATAAACAGAACTAGCATATAAATTACCTGATTGTTCAAAAACATTCGTATTTGTATATGTAGTAACACCATTTGCATTTTGTGAACCAGCACCAACTAATAAAAGTTTAGCGTCACTGTTTGCAGAACCAGCAGTATTTCTTGTATCAGAATTACTATCTAAAGATAATGCTGTATATAAGCCTCTATCTGCACAAATTTGATAAATACGACCTGTTGTAGTATGTAAACCTAAACCGTAAACTGTATTACTAGAAGTTGGTACAACTTTCCAAAGAACAGCATAAGAGCTGCCATCGATAGTAACAGTAGAAATATTTGTATCAGTGCCATCAGTTGGTTTAGTAGTAGCGTCTGCAGCAATTCAACTTCTAAGTTTACTTAGCGCATTATCAACTTCTTGACCAGTAAATATACTTTGATACTCTGCCATATGCTGTCTCCTTCTTAAAATTAATCTCGTATAATTTAGCAAATAATAAAAAGAAGAGCCCCTTAAAACTCTTCTTTTTAATTCTATTTATTTAGCTATTATTCACTAGCAATTTCAGCTGAACTGTGAACCTCATAGCCGTCTGAACTAACAGGCTTATAAACAGTTCTTGGACCAACAACCATAAATAGCTGAGTAAAGTCTCATGAATGGTCTATACTACTCTGTGCCATTAAGCAAACTCTATAAGTATTAGTAGAGCTTCCAATAAAAACTTCTGGAGTAATCGAGATGCTAAAATTAGTTAAAGTATTTGCAGAAATACCCTGAGTAAAATAAGCAAGATTTCCAATTCCTGGCCCATAGTCATCTGAATAACCTGTTGCTGGACTCATTGGAGTAACTCTAATTTCAAAACGATTTAATTCCATATTTGAACTAAATCTACCTGTAATTGAATTAAATGGGCTATTATATGAAGCTCTATAGGCAGTAATACTATCAGTTGTACCACCATTAAAAGCAACGGTAATATCTTCATCTTGATAAGTTATACTACCATTAAAAAATCCACCGTCTATAGTATGTTTAACATTAAAATAGGTAATTGTTGGAAAAATTGCCATTTTTATCTCCTTATAATAGAAGTAGCTGAAAGTATTATATTACCTCCAGCTATTCTCCATATTAAATTCTTAAATTATTCAGCGTCAAATTTTGTGCCAGCGACGGACCAAAGACCAGCATTATTTTTGCCAAAGACTAATACATAATGTGTTCCATCAACATTAACTTGGTCACTTCCGCCTAAAGCTGCACGATAATCTTTACCATCAATAATAACAGTGATAGGAAGTGTAATTGGATTACCTGTTGCATTATAGTTAGCACCATTAGAACCTTGACCAGCGACTAGAGCTGCAGTAGTAATTTGTGCACCTGTTGTAGTAGCAGTTGGGAAGTCTTCATCAGCATAAGCTGCAACCTTGATTTCAACAAGATTTTGGTCTGAATTAACTGTAAATGACATTAAATCAGCATAAGTAGTTAAATCAGAAACTGTTCCCTCATTGACTGTTTTTCTAAGAACATGAACACAACTGATTCTTTCATTTGAAACATTACTAATAGTAATTTCAGCAGTATTTGGGTTATAAATGAATGAGCTAGAAGTTAATGAAGTTACGTTACCAGCATCATCTTTTAATTTACCATAAATAGTTTTTGTTTCACCGTTAGCATTTGAACCGCTATTCGCAGTGCAATATAATGTATCAGTAGTAATTGAAGCTGCAGTTAAGGTTGTTCAAACAGCATTTGATTCAGTAACTTGAGTGCCACCATCTGTTAAGGCAAAGTCACCTCAAATTTTATATTGAACATGACTGTAAACGTCTGTTGCATCTTCATTATAAGTAATAATAACTTTAAATTCTTTATCAGCAGTTGGAGAGATTTTAGCTGTAGTACCATCAGTTTCTCTTAATACAAGAGTTCCAAGAGGTGGAGTATCGTCATATTCTCATGTTAATGTTTGAGTTGCGATATTACCAGCTTTATCTTTAACTTCTACAATAGCACCATATGTACCACTGCCTAATTGGGAGTCAAGCTCTAGGGTATAAGTACCATTAGCTCAAGCAATCCAACCATTAGTAGCGCCACTTGCAAATGTTGTTCCAGAAGCAGCAGTAATTCTCATTTTATCAACACCGTCATTAAAGTTATCTGAAATATTTGAGACAGAAATATTTATTGATGGGCTATTTGTTGGAACACTAGTTACAATAGATGCATTAAATTCTGGAGCAGTATGGTCAACAGTAAATTGAATATGTTTATAAGCAACATTACCAACCTGGCTAATTGCTTTAACATGTAAGAAGTTTGTAGCAGAATCTGCAACAAAAGCTTTTACAATACTAGATGATGCAACTTCTTGAGAAGCATTTGTCCAAGCAATTAAGTTAGCACCATTTGCTGGAGTTGTATCATTAGCAGTTGTATTTGTCCAAACTTGTAAATTTGCACGTCCTGAACCTGGAGCTGTTGAGTTGTTAACTGTAACAGTAATAGCATTTTCAGTAGCGGCACGATAATAGTATTGATAAGCTTCATATCCACCCAAAGCTAATGAATCGATTTCAAATGACTCTTCTATATTTACAATAACAGAATCTGATGTTGTATTTCCAGAATTATCTGTTGCAACAATTCTAATAGTATAAGCTCCTGCAGCGCTTGGTGTTTTATCAGCTTGTGCAATTTGTGCAACGCCAAAACTAAAACTTCCACCAGAAATTTCAGTTAAGGTTCTCCATTCACCTTCAGAGCCCTTCTTATAACTAAATGCTGGACTACCAGAAGCTAGACCAGAAGTAGCATCAGAACAAGTATAAGAAATAGTAGCACTATTGATTGTACCATAGCCAGCAGCAATCCATTCATTACTTCTTGAAATAGATACAGCTGGAATAGTTGCATCATAAACCCTTGTAACAGGATTTGCAGTAGAAATATTGCCAGCAGCGTCTTTTAATTTAACATTAACAGTTTTAGTACCATCAGTAGTAGTAAAAGCTAAGCTAGAAATAGTAATAGAAGTTGTTGCTGGTGTTGTTTGAGGTCATGTATGCCAAACAGCAGTTTCATTATTTTGAATATCACCATATAATTGATATTCAATAATATCAGTATCATTAGTATTGATAATGGCAACAAAGCCGTTATTACTTGCGTTTAAATATTGAATTAAATCATTTTGATCACTAGCATTTGCTTTTAATGTTGTAGTAACTGTTGCAATACTTGTATCTAAATAAATAGTGCATTGACTTGTTGCAGAGTTGCCAGATCTATCATAAGCAGTAATAGTAAGAGTTTTATTACCATCTAAGGTTCCTTGCGGAAAACTTAAAGTGCCTTCATAAACATGAGTAGTAGAATTAAAGCTTGATTCATTAATAGTAACAGTGCTTGTAAAGTCAGCACAGGCAATAGTAACTTCTCTTAAACCAGATTGAATTGTGCCGGAATCAGCTGCTTCAATATGAATACCAAAGGTTAAATCATTTGTATAACTATGGTTAGAAGTATTATCTAAGTCATAAGCATATAATGTTGCACCAATAGTTGGAGCGACAGTATCAGATCTAACTGGACCGGAATGTTTAATAGCAGATGTATTACCAACATCATCCATAAAGATTGCATGTAAATAATAGTTTCCATCTGCATTAAAAACAACATTATAACTAGAAGCAGCAGGAACCCAGTTTAATCCACTTGGAACAGATGCAGTACTATTACTATCATCTGCCCAAACTTTCATATACGAGGCACCATCTGTATTAAACTCAGCAGTAATATTATTTTTAACCAACGCTTGCGTTGTAGGTGAAGTAAAAGCAGCGGCATTTGGCGCTACAGTGTCTAAAGTTAACTTAAAATTATTTGCAGACATTGGTTTTTCTCCTTTAAATAATTTGAATTATCAATTAATTTAGCTAATTTTTAGCAATTTAGCTATTTTTTACTTTGTAAAAAACATCAGAGACAACATTAGCATTAATATAACCCTCTATACCATTATTAGTTCTAATGTGTCACATTGGCTGTAATCTACCTCTCAAAGTTAGATTCATATCTATACCATCTAATGCTTCTAGTATCTCAACAGTAGAATTTTCTTTTGCTTGACCTTGACTATAATGTAATACAGCATTGCCAGATTTAACATAATGAGTTTCATTATCAATAACTACTTTATT